TAATCAAGGGCGTTTTGTGGGGTTGGAGCGGCGACGCTTCAAAAACATACGGCGGCGCGTCATACGCCGTAAACGGCGTTCCGGACATCGGCGCGGACACGATGATTACGAAATGTTCCGGCGTTTCGACGGACTTTTCAAATATTGCCGTCGGTGAAGCGTTGTGGTGCGAAGGGCATATCGGCGTTTATATCGGAGACGGGCTGGGCGTTGAGTGTACGCCGCGATGGGACAATGACGTTCAGATTACAGCCGTTGCAAACATCGGAAAGAAATCAGGCTACAACGCCCGCACATGGACGAAGCACGGGAAATTACCGTACATCGATTATTCGGGAGCGCAGACAGACAGCACGGAGGACAAGCAGGACAGCAACGTGGCGGGCTTCTCCGTCGGCGATATTGTGGATTTCAAGGGAAACACACATTACACGAACGCGAACGCTTCGAGCGGGAAACCGTGCAAAGCGGGAAAAGCAAAGATCACGCAGATTTACAAGAGCGGGAAACACCCGTACCACCTTGTAAACGTATCCGGCGGAGGTTCGACCGTATACGGCTGGGTGGACGCACAGGACATTTCCGGCGGGACATCGGCGCAGAAGATCACAGCGGGAAGCAAAGTGCGCGTGAAAGCGGGTGCGAAAACCTATTCCGGCGGAAGCCTTGCTTCCTTCGTCTATTCCCGCGACCACATCGTCAAGGAGCTTTCCGGCAAGCGCGCCGTTATTACCTACGGCGGAACGGTTGTCGCGGCGGTGAACGTCGATGATCTAACGCTTGTTTAACACACGCACAACGCACGGTATGCGTTACACAACGCGCGCCGTGCGTTAATTGCGCTATGAAAGGGGACGCAATGAAAAACAAACCTTCGAGCGGGAAGCGGGTGGCGAAGCGCCGCTTCTTCAAGGCTGACGAACGCTTCGCAACGAAAGCTGTTATTGTGATCGCAATTACAACGGCGGCTTTCATCGTCGCGCAGTACGTTTCATTCCTTATAACGCGGCAGGAACAAACCGTTCTGATCGAATGGTATTTCCGCGCCGTCGTGATCGAATGCGGCGCAATGATGATGAAGCGTCTTGCCGAAGTAATCGTCGGCAGGATCAAGAAAAAAGAAAAAATCGACATAACAGAAAGCGAGGATACAAACAATGACTATTGATCTTACCAGCATTGCAAACGCCGTGATCGCTCTTATCGCGGCTATTATTACCGCCTTCGTGATCCCGTGGATCAGAAGCAAGACGACCGCCGCACAGTTTGAGAAAATCAAAATGTGGGTAACGGTTGCCGTCGAAGCCGCCGAACAGATTTACACCGGAAGCGGCAGGGGCGCAGAGAAGAAAGCATACGTTGTTGAATTTCTGAATAGCAAGGGCTTCAAGATCGACGCGGAAACGCTGGATAAACTGATCGAAGCCGCCGTCTTTAATCTTCCGGACTACTTCACTATTTCCGGCATTCCGGCGGATACCGACAGCAACAAAGAGTAATTGACCGCGCGGCGGATCGCGCTTCCCCTTTCAGCCTTCCGCCGCATAAAGAACAATCCCCCGTGCGGGCTTTCGAGCCTTGCACGGGGGATTTTTTTGTTTGGTTCATTCCTTCGGCGGTTCGACCGACGCTTCCGACGGCGCGGCGGTTTTCCCTTTAATGAGTTGATACAGCTTCTTACAGCCGACCGCAATTCCCTTGAATAGATAGTAATAAATCTTGTAAAACGCCCACAAGAAGAAGTACAGACACCAGCCCGCGCCGATAATCATATACCACATCAAATAGAACATTCCGGCGAAGAGCATAGCGAAGCACCACAACGGCGCGTTTCGCTTATTCACACGCACACCGAAGCCCAGCCGGAAACCGGACATCTTCTTCAATGTCTTTGTAAAGCTGACGAACATTAGAGCAAATCCCCCTTCTTAAATGTAAATTTTCAAGGCAGAATTCGCCCATTCTGACCTTTAACACAATTATACGCCCGTCATGCGCTAAAATCAAGAATAAAGCGGAATATTTACACACCGTTTGTAAATAATCAGAATGAAGAGGGATCGCGGCGGCAATGAAGATATATGATTACAACGGCAAGAAGAACATTTGCGGCGACCGATTGCGCGAAGCGCGCGTCGTCCGGCGGCTACGTCAAGAGGATTTAGCCGCACAAATACAGTTGAAAGGGATCAACATGGAGCGGGACAGCATAAGCCGAATTGAAATCGGTACGCGCTTCGTATCCGACTTTGAATTGAAGATATTTGCGGAAGTGCTGGGCGTTTCGGTAAATTGGCTTTTAGGTATAGACGAATAACGGCGGCGGGGTGATCCCGTCGCCGCTTATCTTTTATAGGCGCATAAAATACGTATTTTTTTCTCAAAGCCTATTGACATATACGCATTGAAGGCGTATAATAGTAAATGTAAGGAGGACAGCAGATGAAAACAAAAGACCTTATCGAGCTTTTAGAACGAAACGGCTGGAAGTTCAAGCGGCACGGCGCGAACCACGACATATACGTGAAGGACGGTCAAAGGGAAAGCGTCGTAAGGCACAGAGAAACCGACGAAGAGTTAGCAAAAGCAATCATCAAGCGGCGCGGGCTGAAATAAGCCCGCCGCCACTTGACAACAATATAGGAGGTACGGACAATGAAATTCAAAAAGCAAGCGAATGTCGCGTTCTTTTCAAAGTATGTCCGCGAAGATGGAAAGTTCACGATTACAAGTGTTGATCGCCGCGTCAACGGGACTTTGAAAAACGTGTTCGAGGTAACAGACGAAGCCGGAAGCGTGATCGACACATTGCCGCGCCTTAAAGACGCAAAAGCAAAATACGCGGAGATTTGAAGGAGGTATTCAGAATGAAAAACGCATATCCTATCGTTATGACGCAAGGAAAAGAGTTCATCGTGGTATTTGTCCCCGATTTCAATATCAATACGCAGGGCAAGGACGTTCCGGACGCGATCGAGATGGCGCGGGACGCAATCGGGCTTATGGGAATTGATATGCAGGACGACGGCGAAGCATTGCCGGAAGCGTCGAGCATTGCAAGCGCACAAGCCGAAGCGCCGTCCGGCGCGATCGTTTCGCTGGTTGACGTTGATTTTGCGGAGTACCGCAGAAAGAACGATATGCGCGTCGTGAAGAAGAATTGCACCATTCCTTCATGGCTTAACTTTGAAGCGGAGCGGGCTGGCGTGAATTTTTCCGCCGTCCTGCAAGCGGCGCTTAAAAGCGAATTGCATATCACAAGCAGATAATCAGAGAGGGCGAAGGGCGGCAGAAATGCCGCCCTTTTGTCATATTCGGAAGCCGGAGGAAGAAAGA